CACTCATAAAGTTTTTTACGGTTAAGTCTTTAATTCTTATCATAATTCGTTATAAATGTCCAGTAGCATTTTCTTATTAAAGTTTTCAGAGTCAATTGCAGTAATTTCTTTAGACACAATTTCGTCAACGCTTTCAAATGTTGAAATATCAAGTTCGGTTGAAATTTCTTCTATTTGTTTTTGTGGAATAAGAGTAATCTCTCTACAATGATGTTGACTGATATAAGTTTCTTTTATGAACTGTGCTTCTTCGTAGCTAATCGGAACATCAATAGTAACACGTAGATACATATTATTTTTAATAATATCTTGATTAGGATCTAGTAACTTACTAAGTGTAGTTGTACGATACTTAGGACAGTCTTTCCAGTCTAGATATACTGGCTCAGCATCGTTTTCTCGGTCAAGTATCATCATACCACGATTGTCGTCCCAAGCATCTGCATAGTTGTGTGGAAAAGCATTACCAATATAGTGTACTTTACCCTGTTGTTGACGTTTATGGAAGTGTCCACTAAACACATACTCTTGATTCTGGAAATGTTCTGCTCTAAGCTCACCGTGATCGGGCATCTGTACCATAGCGTTCATATAGAATGACGGAAGTTCGAAGTGACCAAACATATACTTTGCTTTACAGGAAGCCATATTACGCCACTCGTCGCCGACTAACCACGGAACAAGAGCAACATCTTCAATTTCAGTAAAAGAGTCTACTACAGTTATTCCAGGAATGTGTCTAGCAAACTCAGTAGAGCTTACATCACGTTTGTCTTTATAGTACAAATCGTGGTTTCCTGCAAACATATAGAACTTATCAAACGCTGCACCTAATTTTTCAAGACACTTTATAGTTGTGTCCATAGTAGTTAAGTTTAGACTGTTTCGATTATGATGCCAGTCACCACAAAATATACCAGTTTCACAATTATTAGCCTTAGCTTGCTCAATATACCAATCTATAAAGTTTTCACCATCAAGATTGTGTTGTTTAGAGTTGCCTTTTAGGCCAAAATGTATGTCAGTAAAGACTGCTGCTTTTTTAAACACTTAGAATAACCTCATTTTTAATAGTATAGCACTATTTTTTAAAGATGTCAAGATTTATTGGATTCTCTTCGGACTGCTGCGTCCCATTCGCCGCTGTGCAACCTTGTATGAGAAGGATTTAAGTTATTCATCTCAAGAATATCGTCTCTAATGTTCTGCGCTCGTTTTTCGATGTTGATAATCCGTACAAAACTGTTAGTAACTGCTGCCGTGTAGTAAGCAAACGGATTATTTGACTTAGATTCGTCAAATTGTAGGCCAATTTGTGATAATTGTAATATCGCCTGTCCTTTCATCTCGTCATTGTATGTGTAACCACGTACATTGCCACGGGTAGCATAACGATCAACAAGTTTCATCCACATCATTGCAAGTTTATTTGTTGCTTTACCGCCTGTCAAGCTAAAACAACCGTTTTCTAAACCGCCTTCCCAATGGCTTTTTCCAACACACACTAATTCTCCGTCAGGTGTAAATTTATAATGTTTATACGGCGGAAAATTAAGTTTTACTTTAGTATCTGCAACAGTCTTTGGATTCTTTTTACGTCCAGGATGTTCCGGTATGTGGTCAAAAGTGTAAATTCTAAAAATTAACTCTTCTTTTGTAATTTTTTTATAGTCAACTTCACATTCTGCCATTTTAAGTTTTTTACCAGAAGCTTTTGCTTCGTCGTAAGCAAGGGTGCTTAGCCGTTTTGCTTTATTTCGTTTAGCTTCAGCTATGGTCCTAATGTTGACTTTTTCAACACTAGATAAAATGATATCAAACTGATGATAATCTTGATCTATAAAACTGCAAAACGTACTTTTAGATTTGTGAATTTCTTTTAGTATGTCTTTGTTATTGAGGTAGTTGACTCTTTTCATATTGGTTCCTATTAATTTACTTAATATTATAATATCAGTTGTACAAAAAGTCAAGTAAAAATGCACATGTATTTATAAAAAAGAAAACTACGCACTTAATTTAAAACTATAAATACACTATAGGAGTAATCTATGGCAGGAATTTTTAATACATTAAACAGGGTTGCTAATCAGTTTCAAAGTTTACAACAAAGCATTGGAAGTGAATTTGTTAATACAATTGCTAACTCAAATTTTAGCAACTTAGCACAAGGTGCCAGGTCTTTACAAGGAATAGCACAAGGTGTCTCTGCATTTGCAAGCGGTCTTGCTGACCCTTCACAATTAATTGCACAGTTTAGGTCACGAAACATTTTTCCAGGAGCCGAGCCGCAACAAAGTTCACGAGTTAGTGCAGAAATTGCAGGTGGACAAGAACGAGATTGGAGAGTACGATTGAGTATACCGGGATCACTATCTGCAAGCCCGATGTTTTCTCCGTTAAAAAGAACTGCCGGATTTGTATTTCCATATACTCCAACAATTTATGTACAACACAGTGCAGATTATAATAATCTACAACCAGTACATTCAAATTATCCGTTTCCAGTTTACGAAAGTAGCAGAACTGATCAATTTACAGTAAGTGGAGAATTCTTAATTGAAACAGCGTTTGAAGCAGAATATTGGGTAGCAGCAGTTCACTTCTTGAGAACTATTACAAAAATGGATTATGGCGGAACAGGCGCACCGCCGCCAATTTGTAGATTAAACGGATACGGAGATTTTGTTTTTAATAACGTTCCTGTTGTTATAACTAACTTTCAGATAGATTTACCTTCAGAAGTTGACTACATATCTACAAGTTTAGAAAATCAAGGAGTGTCGCAAAATAGTGCAAACTCAGGAGCAATTAGTTGGGTACCTAGTCAAAGTTTAATTAGTATTACATTGCAGCCAATTTACAGTAGAAGAAAAGTAGAAACATTTAATTTAAATAACTTTATGAATGGTGGATACATTTCGGGCGGAGATGGATTTATCTAATGGCATCAAATAATAGTCCGTATTACAAAACAAGAATCATTAATGGAGAATATTTAGATATTCTCACAATTAGACCAGTACCTGCTGATCCTGACGATTTATTATATAGTATTGAACCTCAATACAATTATCGCCCGGATTTACTAGCACACGATTTGTACGGATCATCTAAATTATGGTGGGTGTTTACACAACGAAATTTAGATGTACTTTCAGACCCAGTTTATGATTTTAGAGTAGGAACTTCGATATATCTGCCTAAGAACAGTCGAATAAAAGACGTATTAGGATTATAATATGACAACAGATTATGAAAGAGAAGCATATGGAACAACTAGACAAAATCTTTCTAATAAAGTAAACAACGCTATTAATGCTACTCCTCCTGGAGTTGGTAGTTTAGATGCAGCGGCAGCATCAGCACAGCAATCAATATCAGATGCTCGAGCCCGTGTTGCAACAATAGGGTTTGGTGATGGACAAGTTGATCCTGCTTTAGCAAGAGCCGCTGCTGCGATCGAAGGAGTAACAGATGCTGATACATGGATTGAAGGTATAGGATGGGGATCTACTCCTGCTGATAATATTAATGTTGGCGGAACACCATCTAACAATGCAACAACATCACCGTTGTCTGCTGGACAACAAGGAGCCAACAGATTTGTAAATGCATTTGAACAATTTTCATATACTGGATCTAATCCCCTACAACCTAATCCTTTAGAAGAGTTTGCATCTTTTAACAATATTTTTACATTAGGAGTTCTTACTCCAGAACAAATGAATTTTCCTGACCGTACATATCGACAGAATGGATCAGACGCTATAATTTTAAAGTCTGGCGGCGGTGCCGGAAGTAAAAAAGTAACAACAGCTTTTGAGTCACAGGGTAAAGTAGAATATTTTATTGATAACCTTGATATTGATAGTGTTATAACCCCAAGACGCAATATAGGTTCAACTAATGCAACTGCAATAACTTTTGAAGTTATGGAACCATATAGCATGGGATTATTTCTACAATCTTTAATGGAAGGAGCATTACAAGCAGGATACGCTAATTATATAAATGCTTCTTATCTTTTACAAATTGACTTTGTTGGTTACGATGATGAAGGCAATGCTAAAAAGATAGACGGAACAACTAGATACTATCCAATAAAATTTGTAGATATTAAATTTAATGTTACAGGAGGAGGTTGTGTATACCAATGTCAAGCAATACCTTACAACGAACAAGCATTTAGTGATGTAGTACAACAGATAAAAACAGACGTTTCGCCAACCGGTGCTACAGTATACGAATTATTACAAACGGGAGAAAATAGTCTTACAAGTATCATTAATAGACGTGCAAGAGAGCGTGCTAGTGCAGGAGAAATTAGTACCCCAGACGAAGTAGTCATAATTTTTCCTAATGCTGATTTAAAATTAAGTTCAGCAATAGCTACACCCGGCGCAAATAGTGCAACTGTTTCGCCTGAAGATTCTGCAAGAAGTTTAGGACAAGTTAATTTATTAGGTGCTGCTAATATAGATAAGATATCTGATTTACAACAAAATAAATCTATAGGTGCCGGCTCTGGTAGTATTGCTGAAAGACTAGTATCAGTAAGTTCGCGAAGTGCAAATGTTATTGCTAACAGTAAAATTGTAAAAAGTATACTAGATCGAGGCATATCACCAATGGGTATCGATGCATTTGTAATTGACGAAAATACAGGAAATTATTCAAGAGGAAAAATAAGTATATCATCAGATCTACGACAGTTTACATTTGGCCAAGGAATGAAAATACAAAACATTATCGAAAGTGTAATTCTTACTAGTGATTATGCTAGGAGTATTGCTGATTATAATATTGATACTGTTGGCATGGTCGATTGGTTTAGAATTGAAACAGATGTTTATATAAATCAAGATCTATCAAACGAAGCAAGACAAGGTCGCCCTGGCCTAGTATATGTTTTTAAAGTTATGCAGTATAAAGTTCACAGTAGTATTTTTAACAGATCTAGTACCGGCGGCGCAAACTACGCAAATTTACAACAAAAAATTGCTAAAGAATACAATTACATTTACACAGGTAAAAACAAAGATATATTAAATTTTGATATTGATATTAACTTTGCATTTTTTACGGGATTGCAAGATGATAGGGGACAAGGTTCTCCAGATGTTACACAAGGCGGCGCTGATTCTGCTCTCCCAGGTGATCCTGCAATTTATGGACAAATTGAACCTGGCGGCGAATTTCAACCCGACGGCCAATCTACAAGAGAAAACACAATTGAACCTGATACACAAACAACTCCAGGAACCGAAGTTGACGATCAAAAAATTAGAATCGCTAGACAATTTCATGATGCAATTGTTAATAGTGATGTTGATTTAATTCAGTTAAAATTAGATATAATGGGAGATCCGTATTTTATTGCTGATAGCGGAATGGGAAATTATTCAAGTCAAAATATTGGATTACTAAACATTAACGGTGATGGCACCATGGAATATCAAGGCAGCGAAGTTGACATATTAATTAATTTTAGGACACCTATTGATTATAAAGACGATGATACTGGAGGAATGTTGTTTCCAGAAGATACTGTTAAATTAACTCCGTTCAGCGGGTTGTACAGAGTAATCTTTGTACGAAATACTTGGCAACAGAATAAATTTGTACAACAGTTAACATTAATTCGTAGACCTTATCAAGAAAAAGAAGGTACAGTAACCGATCAACGACTATTTACAGAAGCCAGTACTTCAATTGGTGAACTAAATTTAATTCCGCCTGCAGAGATAATACAACAGGCAACTGCAAGTTTAGATAGGCTTGAAACTACTATTGCAGGATTTGCTGCTGGTATGGTCGATCCTAGATTACTTCAAGCAGCAAAACAATTACAACTAGGGAAAATAAATCTTGCCCAACAAGCACAAACGCTAATTAATACTAATAGAGTTCAGTCTTCTTTAACTGATTTAGCTAGAGGCATTAGGAGAGGTTTTTAAATGGCAATTAACAGGCGTAGTCTAAATGATGGAAAAATTAGAAATCCAGGGCCATTTTTAGCAAAGGTTATAAGTCACCTTGACCCTAGTTACATGGGAAATTTACAAGTACAATTACAAAAAATAAGTTCAAGCAGCAATACACCTGATGCATACGGAGAAAGTGTTACAGTACGATATTTAAATCCATTTTACGGAGTAACTCCATTAAGCGGAAATTTACCATCAGATAAGTATCAAGCAAGTCAGCAGAGTTACGGTATGTGGTTTGTACCGCCTGACGTAGGACAAAAAGTTTTATGCTTTTTTGTTGAAGGTGATTTAAGTAGAGGTTACTGGGTAGGATGTGTTCAAGACGAATTTATGAATATGATGGTTCCCGGAGCTACCCCTGCTACAGATTTTAGTATAGCAGGAGATAAAGTTCCTGTAGGAGAATACAACAAAAGAATTGATCGTCCTGCACAAGCAGATGCTACCCGTTATATAAAACCTGTAAACGAATTTTTCTTAAACAAGTTAATTCAACAAGGTTTGGATCTAGACGAAATAAGAGGACTTACAAGTTCAAGTGCAAGGCGTGAAGTACCTAGTATGGTATTTGGTGTTAGTACTCCAGGACCACTAGATAAAAATGGGCCACAAACTCCTATAGGTACAAGCGATGTTAGAGCAACACGATATACTAGTAGATTAGGCGGCAGCAGTTTTGTAATGGACGACGGCGATGTTAGTCTCATAAGAAAAACACCAGCAGGTGGCCCAAACCAAGGTCCGTCAGAGTATGTAAATGTTGAAGGTGGTGAAACAGGAGGTGATCCAACCTTACCGCATAATGAGTTAATAAGATTTAGAACACGCACCGGGCATCAAATATTAATGCACAATACTGAAGATTTAATTTATATCGGTAATGCTAGGGGAACTTCGTGGATCGAAATGACCAGTAATGGTAAAATAGATATCTATGCTCAAGATAGCATAAGTGTGCATTCTAATCAAGACTTAAATTTTACAGCGGATCGAGATATAAATTTTACAGCCGGTCAAAATGTAAATTGGGTTGCTGGTAAAGAATGGAAGCAAGATATCGGAAGTAGTATTAATGTTACTTCAGGAGATTATATATCACAAAA